GAACAAACTTACAACTGAATCCTGTTTCCATTTACACAAAATTTTGGACAGTGTCGCTAAACATGGGCTTGTTTGATTCTTTTCTCGTTGCCTCTTGACCAAATATCATCTTCGGTTTGGCCATATGTCGCAAGTTGCTCTATTTCTCTCTTTTGTTGTTCCTGCCAAGGCTCAAACTCTATAATATCTCTCATAAGCCATGAATCCCACCGTCCTCTGAAACAGATACCCCGGTCATCAAGGTACACATCGGCTATGATTTTTCCGCTTGCATGTTCAGGTTGATTCGGGTTCTCGTTTATATGGTCGTATGAAATATTGTTTTCTTCCAACCACTTTTCTAATTTTTCAGTTTTCTTGCGTGTCGTAAATATGATGATAGTCCACCCGTTTTTCTTTAGGGTGGCTGTACCTGTATCTGCGTTCGGTATTATCTGCCCGAATACATCTTCACCCTGCCAACCTTTGCTGTAGTCATGTATGACACCGTCAAAGTCTATACAAATAGTTTTCTGTTCCATGATGTCGTTAAATTAAAATTATTACCTCATTGCATTGTTCAGTTTGTTCACGGCCTGCATATTCGCTCCTTGCTGCGCTTGCGCCATCAGTTCGGGAGAAAGACCGTCGGGCACTTTGCCCTGCTCCAACTGTTCCTTCTGTGATTTGATACTTTGCAACAATTCATCTGCAAACGGGAAATCTCCATGCTCAAGCAGCTGCTCTACACTGATTGCCTGAGACTGGTACAACTGCATAAGCATATCGTTAGCAAGATGCCTGTATGCCGGTGTTGAAGTGCTTTCGGTAATGCTTAAATCAAATTCTACATCACGTATTTTCTTCGGGTCATATTCGATTTGTGCACCACTCTTACCTGCAATATTGAAAACACGTTTGCTATCATAAAACTGCTGCATATTCTTCACATCCTTATATGCTCCGTCCACTACAAAACAACTGAAGCATTCAAGCAGGTCGAGCAATGACTTCGTGGCGTTTTCTGTCTGTTGGTTATAGTGCGATGCACTTTCACCGGAATACCCGGGCTTTCCTTGTAATGCGCCCGTAACTCCCGATATATCTTCAAAAAATTTGAGTTGCATATTAAGCAGTTCCGCAATGCCTATATTTGTGGAATTATTGGCCACCTGTTCCGGCACTTTTCCGCTTTTGCTCGGCTTGTATACGATGACACCGTTAAATTCTGTCCAGCTCTCTGCAATATCGTCAATGCTCACACCATCAGGCAAGCAATCTTCGGGCATCATCAGCACGCCTTTGGCACTCGCCCGCATTATCCAGTCATAGAGGGTTATCAATCGGTTGGTATATCGCTGTTGGTCGATTACATCAGCAACGAATGAATGGATTTCACCATCAATGAACGGATATGCCTTGAAAACATATGGATGGCTTCCATGCTCGTAAGGCGTTTCCCCCTCCCTCAATATGTCGCCAAAAGGAGAAAGGTAATAGAAATACCAATAATCGTCCACAAACCAAGTAGCTTTTATCAACGGAACCTCATCTTCCGGCATACCGGCTTCCTTGGCCATACGCATACGTTCTTCATTTTCAGTAAGCACCACTTGTGCGTAATCTTCTTCGTCTATTTTGAAAATATCGCCGTTTTGGTAGTCATGGCAACGGTATCTCGGTTTTTGCTCCTTGCGCCATATCTCTATCACACGGCATCGTCCTGGTTCGCTTGTGAATAGAAAATCGTAGTTTTCCAAGCGGCTATACCCGAAACGCTCCGCGTATGTGGCTATGTAATCTTTCCTTGCCGCCCACTTGTAAATGTCACGCAATTGTCTGTATTCCTGCGGACTTGATGCGAACTGTTCACACAACTGTCCGAAAGAAATGTCGTGAACTTCTCCAAGCACGGAAACATCCCAACCTCTGAAATCTCTCATGTTGTTGTCGATAAAGAAATTATTGGGTTGCACATAGTCCGTCCAACAATCCTCTTTTCCATTACGCCAACCGTACGATTTACGGTGAACGATAAAACCGCTTATCAGGAACTCTTCCATAGTTCGGGCATATACATCGTTCATTCGGTTAAGCTGCATGTTGCATTGAAGTATCGTACTCATCGTTTCACCAAGTTTCTGTTCATCCCGATCACGTGCGGTACAGGTCGGTTCTTTACTTTGGCTTCGATACACGCCAAGCACGCTTCGCACAAGCCTACGGATAAGGTTGTTTTTCAAAGGCACGTTGCCTTGACTTTTAATGTATTCTTCCTCGCTCATGGATTTTCCGTCCACACAAATCATATCGTCCCATTGGAAACCATAGGTATAGCGTTTGTTTCGCTCCCGGTCTTTCCGAAAGTCGTCCATCTGGCTCCAATAGTATTGTGCTTCCATAAGAATGTCAAATGCCCTGCGGTCACCATAACGTTTTGCAGAAACAACAGTATCTATCTCGGCGGCATCATTTCTTCCCGGAGCTATACGGCTCATTGGCAGCAATTTTCTTTCGCTTTTATTTATATGCATATTTTTATCATTTTAATGATTGCGCGGAACAAATATACTGCTCCGGGCAATCATCCTATGTTTAACTATTTACGGGTTTTGTTCATTTCTTCTATCATTTCCTTTTTGAGTTCATTCAATTCAGCCTCAATATTCTTACGTTCCTCATCATCAACTGTGTCATTCAGTTCATTATAGAGGTCGTCAATATCCCTACGATAATCCTCAAAAATTTCATACCGCTCGTATTCGGGTGAATTGTAAAGGAAATCAATCTTTTCCGCATAGTCAAATATGTCGTTGTCGGTATCTTCCTCATAGTGCTTTAATCGGGATTTCAATCGGTCATGCTCCTCTTTCAATCGGAAATACTCATTGTTCACAGCCCTGTACTCGGTGCGTTCGTCCCCGGCTTTGACCAGTCTGTTTGCCAACAAGAAGCTACGAGGGTCATACTCACGGTTGCCTGTAACGGTTTCTACTGTCTTGCTCAACTTGTCGATTGTTCCGAACACGCCACCGAAATAACCGTTCAGCATATATTCAATCTTGGCAGGATTGAAGTCGATAGCACCTTTTGTGTAAGAATCACCGCCAGTAGCTTCGTTCATGACATTTGCAAGCCCGACAATGTATTTGTTGGCACTCTTGTATGCTTTTGTCCATTCGGGCATATCCTTATTCCAAGGGGTGTCCTTGTACAAAGGCATACCCGTCCAGCTCTTTTCCGCAACGTAGGCTTCCCACAGGGGTTTATAGGCACTCGGCACAAAAGCGTTCAGTCCGCCTCCGCCCTCCAAGAGGTCAATCGGCAATATTTGTGTAACCTGTCCTGTTATGGATTCGGCTATTTCGCCACCTGTTAGATGTTCCTTCCCATTAAGGATGGAAATCATCAGTTCGCCCATGCCGTAAACTGCCCTGTATTCTACCGGAAGAGGAATGGATACCCAACTGTTTCCTGCACGGAAAAGAATATTGCTGCGCCTTACATATTCGGGAAGATTGTAGTATGCGTTCTTGTCATCATCGTCATCATCATCGCCACCCAAGTAGGCAACAATGGCACCAAGAAGGAACATCGCCGCAATGCCTGTAAAGGATTTGGCTGGATGGCGTTTCACCTGTCGCCCAAAGTTTGTCGTACCTTGAATGGCGGCATTCCAAAATACATAACCGCTACGACCAAGCCCAGATACCAATGCACTGGCGTTACCTGCCTTTGTCTGCCCTGTACTGTCATAGAATTTTGCTCCGCTGCCTTTCTTGTTGAAGTTCACGCTTATTTCCTTTGCATCATAAATGGACCTGTCAATGCTCCTGCCCATTTCACGTGATGTCATGAAAGCGGCAAAACGGGCGCAGTTCTCAACGGCTCGGTTGTACTCATCGAAACGTTCGCCCAACAAGTCCCATGCTTTTTTTACAGGAATCTTGCCGCTCGATTTTTTCAGTTCCCTGCGTATGTCGTTTTTATGCTGTTCAATGTCACGGATATTGGCGTAGCCTGTTTCTCCTCCGTTCATCATGAACTGATGAAACATCGCTTCCGTCTTGTTGCCCATGTCAAGTGTCCCTTTGCGGTGTTTTGCCAAGAGTTGCTTTATTCTTACAGGGTTGGCATACATATAATTGCGATGAAAACGCAGTGCGTAGTTCGGGCTTTCCCTTATCCAGGTCATGGTATTGGTGTATAACATATCTCGCATAAAGTTCGACACGATGAAGTCCGGGTTTCGTGTAGTATAGAACGCACTCAACTGTCGGTTGATATTTTCTCCTGCACGGAGAATAGCCCCGATTGCCCCCGACATGTCGTTATCGGGATTTGTCTGTCCGTTCAATGCCTGTGCCGCACGGGGATTGCCGTTAATGGTAATCACATAGTCCCTGCCGCCACGCTTCACAATAATTTGGTGCTGCCTCATATCCCTGCTTTCCACAATACGGTAAGGAATATTCACGGTATCTTTTCCATGCTTGTATCGGTCAGGGTATTGCTGTGCCAGCGATTTCATCTTTGTTTCAAAGTCCAGCATCTTCCGTTCTACTTCTTCGGGGGTGTCTGTACTGTCTATGTTGTCAGGAAACACAGGCTTCCATTCGTTGGTCACCGTATCGTATTCTACCCAAATGTCGCTCACACTGACAAGGTCGCTCGGATGGTTAAGTGCGAAATTAAGGAAACGCTGTTTTACCAATTTGTTCCGGTTGCCCTGCATGATAGCACCTTCTGCCATTGATTGCAGGTTGGCAAAAGGGTCATCCGCTTTCGACCTTCGTCCTTCCGCTTTCTTGATAGGAGCATTGAATGCACTTTGCTTGTGCGTCAGATATGCGTATGCTTCAGTACTGGTCTTTTCATCAAAACCACGTAACGGAATATAAAAATCATACATATCTGAAATCTTGTCAAAGGTCGCTTTGCTCATCATGCCACATTCGTATGACTTTGAAAGTATTGCTTTGCTCACAGCATTGACTTTTTTCCAAAGGTCGGCAGTGTCATGTGCCTGTTCGTAATCGTTAACCATTATCTGTGCTTCCGTTTCAGCATCGGTAACATTATCCATACCTGTAAGGGCTGTAAGTCCGGCATAGTCGGTTTGGTCTGCATTGGTTGCCCCATTATTGATTGCTTCATTACGCATATATGTATTGCGTTCAAGTCCGTGTTTCGCCATCATGTAATCGGTCAATTCCTCACGCTCTGCCTCAGTCCGGGCGAGTTTGGCAACTTCATCAAGCATGGGCTTGAACAGGGTGTGTGCAAATGCATCGGCTTCGGCTTTGTTCACGCTCGACAGACGATTTTCGCCCAAGTATGCGTTTTCAAATCCGTCCACATCCTCAATGTTTGTTCCTTGGCCAAGGATAGCCTGCATAGCTTCTTTAAGTCCGAGCATACTATCCTGCAATGCTTCCTGTGATTGGAACATTCCTGTCTTAACACGTCTTTCGTAGCGGTCTCGTGCCAACTCTCTTTCGTGCATTTCGGGGCTGCCGTCACGATAGAGCTCATCATTGCTATCTGCTGCAAAATTCGGGTTGCGGTTGGTATCCGAATAGTTACCAACCCCCAACTCGTATTGTTTTGCCACATCAGCAGCTTCACCCAAGATGCTCCTGTATCTGCCCGGCTCGGCAAGGTTCTCATAGCTTCTCCACAATATGTAGCGCAGTTCGTTGTCTGTCAGAGTAACCCCTCTGAAATCATCGAAGCCTATCTTATGGAGCATATTCAGGAAGAAATCCTTTATCTGCCGCCACCAGCTTGCATTGATGTTTTCAAATTCTGTTTGTTCGGCAAGCGAAGCAAGATATTCTTCGGTAGCCTTTCGGAAATTCCAACCGTTTTTTGCAGCCATATCTACAATGCGTTTGCGTATGTTCTCATCGGCATTGTTGAATACATTATCAAGGAATGTGTCAAAATGTTCTCCGAACAACTGGCGCAAACCATAGTGCGCCACAGCCTCATGTAGCAGCGTCTGCTCAACATCAAACGCACTTGTATGGTTGGGAATGACAATGGTTATCTTCCCTGTACTCTTCGAATAGAAGCCTTTTGCACGCTGTTTCTTTCCATCCAAGACGGAAGCATCAGTAACAATCTCCACATTGTCAAGATGCAGCTTCTCGGCAAGGATTTCCACACGTTCTGCCATTCTTTGGCGTTCGCGCTGTGCAAATTCCCTCCGTTGCTTTGCCGTTCTTCTTGACTGACCGAGCAGTTTTGCTACTGGGTCATTCTCATAACTGACTTCATCATCGGTGTAGGCACCACCACCTTCGCGTTTTAATTCATCATCTTCTTCCGAGGCGGAAATATTATTTGCCGTTTCCACGCTTGCATCCATTTCAGCGTATTTGGCTTCCTTTTCCTCCAACTCTTTCTTCATCAGTTCGGCATATTCCTCTAACTGTGCTTTCGCCTGTGCCAATTCTTCTTCATACTCGAATGGCTTGCCCTCTCTTGACAGGAGTTCTTTCAATTCGGCTTCATTATGTTTTTTGCTTCGCTCTCCGGCACTCAATCTCTCTGCAAAATCCTTTCCTGTAATCACATTGTCTGTAATATCCTCAACGGCATTGCGAAGCAGGTTTTGGCGTACCGGCACATCTTCAATGCCGAGTTCAAGACAAGAGTAGGTCATTCTACGCTCAACATCATTGAAAAGTGTTGCACCGTCACTCATGGTTTTCCTTGTCAGTTTTGTTGTGACCACAAATGAAAAATCGCCTATCTGTATAATCAGTTCCCGTTTCTGTTCTCCTGAAATCTCACCGTCTTTCATCTGCTTCATTTCGGCAAGGACACTCTTGTTGTGTTCCTTGAAAAAATCATCCATTGTATCAACAGAAGTAAAGCGATGTTTCCCGGTTACAATCTCCTTGAATTGTCCATCGGGGAATGACGAGCGTACAGCCTCCAAGCACCTGCCGTTGTCCTCAATGCGCTTTTCCGCATCCTTGATAAAGGCTTTCAGTCTTGGCTTGGCATTATGGATATAGGTTTGGTCTGTTTCCCATTGCTTTTTGCGGCTTGCATATTTACGCACGTTCTTTTCCGCATTGTTTTTCAGCATGGCATACTCACTGCCGGAGAGCTGCGCAACGGTATCGCCAAACACATCTTCTTCCTCTTCAAGCACACGGTTGGTCATGCTGTTGTTCATCATCTGCTTGCCGTTCATGATACTGTCGGCAATCGCTCCCTTTGTTTTCAATCGTTGGTAGGCGGTAACATCCAAACTGTCCTCAACTCCGAAACGCAAGATGCGTACAGGCTTGTTCATGTCCTTATGCAAATTTCCCTGTCGCAAAATGCGTCCGTTGCGCTGGGTATAGTCCATAGGACGGTTGGGTGCATCCAAATGTATCAGCGTGTGCAGTCGTTCCTGAATGTTCACGCCCGTACCGAGCGTAAAGGTAGAACCGAGAATCACGCGAACTTCACCACGATTTACCTTTTCAAAGATTTCAAGTTTCTTCTTGACGGTCATTCCCGACCTCATTACTACAATCTCATCAGCAGGAACACCCTCTGCAATCAGTTTATTTCTGATGTCATCATAAAGATTGAATCCGCTCTGCTTATTTTGATAATTGTCGGCAAAAATGGCAACCGTACCTTTGTAGTCGGCTGTTTCTTTCAGTGAGCGCAAAGTTTGGCGCACGGCTTCATTGGTCTTGCTGTTTTGGTCGTCCTCTGCATCTGACTGCACCAATCGGGCATCCACGGCAGCAGCTTTGGCAATACCATACATCGTGAGCGGAATATGACTGTTCTCTTTCTTCTCTTTGCCGCTCATCTGCTCATAATGTTCAAGTTCGCTCTTTACGAACTTCATGATACTACGCAATGCACGTGTCTGTGGCAGATAGAGGTCTTGTGCCTTTCCTCCCTCCATTTCAGGTATTTTGTCCTTTACGCCACCGGCTTCTTTGGTAAGGACAGTATCGGACACTCCAGACCATATACGCACCAGTTCGGGCAGGTTCACGTATCCGGCAAAGCGATTGTTCTCCTTGAACTTTCCGCTTGTGGTGAATTCCAACATTTGCTGAATGTTACCGAAGTTGCGTACAAAGTCATCAAAGTAATAGATACCGTATTCTTTCATTGTATCGGCAGGCATGAGATAGCGCATGAACGTCCAAATCTCTGCAGCGGTATTGCTGATAGGCGTACCTGTGGCAAAGATTACGTTTCGTCCGTTGTTCTTTTCTAAAACAGCCTGTGTTTTCAAGAATACGCCTTGTGATTTTTTGCTGTATGACGGGTCCACACCTTTCACTCCACGCTGCATGGCAGTGGCAAATCCAAGGTGCTTGTATTCGTGGGCTTCATCCACAAGCAGGGCATCAATGCCCATGTCGTCAAAGTTCTCCACATCGTCAGTACGGCGGTCAAGCATTTCCATTGCCTTGACTTCTGCATTCTGCAAGGCTACGGCACGTTTTTTCTCATCGTTGGCGGTGCGTTTCTTTGAAGCATTGTCTGCAAGTCCGGCAAGCTGTTCCTCCAACAATTCGATTTCACGTTCGGCTTGCCGGGTAATCATGTTCTTTCCGTCCGGGTCTTCCTCTTTCATCTGTTCAAGAATGAGCATCTTCTCCTCAATCTTGTCCTGCACGAAAGCCATTTCCCTTTCCTCGCTGTCGGGAATAAATTCAAAGGTTGATTGCGGAACGACAATCATGTCCCAGTCGTTGTAGCGTATCTTGGCATAGAAGTTCTTTCTACCATCTGCGCTACGGTCTGCCTCTTCGAGTGTCAGTATCTTGGCATTCGGGTACAGTTCCTTTGCACTTGCAACAAATTGACCTACCGTGGCATTCTGTATAACAATCATCGGTTTGCGGGCAGTACCTAAACGGCGCATTTCCATTGCTGTGGAAATAAGGGTAAAGGTTTTTCCTGTTCCTACCTCATGGGCAAGCAACAACGGTTGCTGTGTGCCTCTCACGATGGCTCTGCCTTGATGAGGACGCATCTTGAATTTATGTGAAGCACCTCCAAAATACTCCGGCACAAACTCGTCCGGTATGCTCATAGGCACAAAGTTGTTGAACATATCGTTATAGATACGTTCCATACGTTCCGACATTTCCGGGTCGCTCTGCATCTTCTGCCTTGCCCAGTCCTTGAAGTCCTGACGGATTTCATCAATCTTGGCAGCACAAGCTTGTGTAGCCTCCTTGTCGGTTATTGTTTCTGTTGTGCCGTCATAATGTTTCTTGGTGGTGGAAACTGTAATGCTTCTGTTCTGAATGGCAGCTTCTATGAGAGTGTGCCCCATAATGGTTCTGCCGAGCATTTCACTGGTCACGCCCATGGCACGGTTCTTTTCGTAGTTGGTAAAGTATGGTTCTTTCATAAACCAAGTACCGCCTACTGCTGTAAACCGGACATTTACCTCCGTTCGTTCCTTTACGAAATCTTCATACAATTTCGGGTCAATCCAAGAACTGCCGAGGGTAAAGTCTATCAGATGTGCGGGGATTTCCATTGGCATGACTTCCTGCAATGCCTTGATGTTGCGGTCAAATTCCCCATTCTCGTTGTTTTCCTCTGCCTGACGCAGTTTTTCACGGATATTTCCACTCAAATACTGATACGATGCTTCCATCTGTCGGCTTACTGGGTCCTCGAAACCGTAGCCGCTCTCGATGATTTCTTTCTTCACATCTTCGATGCCTGTGCCAAGTTGTTCGGCGATATATGGTATGTCCACACGACCGAATTTGAAGATACTTGCAATGATACCGTCCTTGACATTGGCCGGGGTGGGTTCTTTATCTTTTTCAACGACACGTTTGCTGAATACATCGGTCTTTTCAAATTTCTGTATCCGGTTTCCTTTTTCATCTGCCGTTTCCTCAAACTTTTCAAGAGCGAATACATTGGCATAGTCCACATCATTGCGGAGAAACGCAATGGCGGTGTTCTTGTTGAAGTGTCCGTATGTGCTGACAAAATCATCGTATGCCTTGTTGAGTTTGTCAAGCAAGGGTTTCAGCCCCTCATCGCTTTCATTCTCGGTCTGATAGGAAAGGACTTCTGCAAGGGCTTTCTTGATAGCGGTGTACGCCTCGAAACATTCCACTTTCGTATGCCCCTTTACCTTATTAGCATTTACTTCGAGGGGTTGTGCGCTTGCTGTCGAGTTGATGTACAGCTTTCCGTCTTTAACAAACACTTCGCCAATCTTCTTGCCTGGCATTACATCAGTGATAACTTCTGTGTTACGCTCACCAAATTCCTCCGCACGGAACGAACGGACAAATTCAGCCAACATTTCTTCCTGCTTCTTATCCTGTTTAGGGTATAAGCCTTTGCTTGTCGGGCGGAAAGTGTCACCTTTCTCAAATGCAAAATGCATTTCACCTGCCATGTTTTCAGGGTGTTCAATGAAATAGCGGTTGTAGTCCATCGAAAGCTGTTTGATGACCGGCGTTTCCTTGCCTTTGACCTTGCGTGTTTCCCCGGTGTCATATTCTGCCATGCGCTCTCCGCTCACATCGCTTACATCAATGGCGTGGACTGACTTCTGCCCGTTCACACGCTTGCGGATAACAACGATGTCGGAGGTTACCCCGGCGCCTCCGAAAGTCTTGTTGTGCATACGGAAAGCACCCACGAAATCTGCACCTCCCTCGTTCACAATCCAATCACGGAGCTTCTTGCTGTTGTCAAGCGTGCCGTTGGATGTGATGAAGATACCCAAACCGCCCTCACGCAGTTTGCGCACATTCTTTGCTATACAGAAATCATGTATGTTGTGGAATTTCTTCGACAGGTCTTTATCGCCGGTGGTATCGTTCACACGGAGTCCTGTAACGAACGGAACATTGGTAATAGCCAAATCCACGCTGCCATTCGGTATGCGTGTCTGCTCGAAGCCCTGTATTTCCACTTTGGCATCAGGATAGAGGAGCGAGAGGATGCCTCCCGAAGTTCCGTCAATCTCTATGGCATGGATGTCACTACGCTCACTGATGTTTGTAGGCATCTGTCCCAAGATATTGCCGATACCGGCAGAACCTTCAAGAATGTTTCCACCATTGAAGCCCATTTGTTCGGCAATGTCCCAAAGCGTATCCACAACGTATGCCGGAGTGTAATAGGCACTATTTGCACTCATTACGGCCTCTTGATATGCCTTTTCACCAAGCAACTCACGGAGCTTCTTTGCAATGGGATTAGGAGCATACGATGTACCTTCGTTGAAAGCCTTGCCCAAGCCACCCCAGCCACTGAACTTGCGAAGAGTCTGCATCTGTTTTTCTGTAGCCCGTTCGCCGCTTTCAAGCAACTGTTTTGCCAGTTCGATAGCCTTGATATTGGCTTCGATACGGGCATCTACTGATGTCGGAGCGTGGTCTTTACCACGTTCCGAATGGTTGTTATGGGTATTCTTCTTCTCAGTTATGGCATCTGAAAGTCGAGGTCGCACAATCCTATTGACTGCATCGCTTGTTCTTTCTCCTTCGTTGTCAGTTCCTCTACCTGCTTGTTGTTCGCTTTCGCTACCTGTTTCAGTGCCTCTTGATAATCCTTGTCCGTGTCGATTACCGTTGGCTGACAATCCTTCGGAGCGTTCTGCATCAGTTCTCTGTAATCCATGTTCGTTGTTTTTATTGTTATCAATCAGATCGTCAAACAAGCCCAGTTCATTTGACTGCTGTGAATTTACTGCTTTTTTCTCATTCTTCTTACGTGCAGGGCGACTTTTTTTGATGCGTTCCTGTGCAATCTCTGCCTCTTGCTCCACCTCGGTCTCTCTTGTTACGGTTTCGGCGGTAGCAAGCGCATCAATACTTTTCTTATCGAAATTCGCCACATCGAATTGTTGTACCTCATCGTATGGAGTCATGTCTGCATCCAGTCCGTTCTCTGCCACCTCCGGCAAATCTCTCGCACCATTGTAAAATGCTTTAAGGTAAGGGCGTATGGCATCGCCCAAGTCTGCAATCATGGCCGTTGCATACTCGGCAAACTTACGTGAACCTTTCTCCAAATGGTAAACAGCCATCTCTGTTCCAATGGCAAGAATCTCAGGGTCTATACCTATATTCATTTGACCGAGCAACTTCTTACGCATACGCTCACGAAGTTCTGCATAACGCTCATCAGTAACAAGACGGTTACCACTCGCTTCAGTCTTTTTCTGCGAATTGTCTTGTTGTTGCTCACTCCGCATATCGTTGATAAGAGTTCGGACTTCATTAGCAAACTTATCTGCACTATCTTTAGTCAGGAAAATAATATTTCCTTCATGATAAACGTCTCCACCACGCTTCTCTCCTAAATCCATCACAGCCTGTTTTTCCGCATCAATCATCTTCATCAAAGTACGAACAGAATATCTGTTATCCATTTCCTTGTCAACAACGAAATCTGTCCTTTTGTCACGAATTTCATCCTTTGCCTTGCGATCAAGTTCTCGGGTCTTAATTTTATTTTCGAGCGAAATGCCAACTGCATCCAAAACTTCTTGCATACCGTTCTGAGGATTGCGAAGAATGTCTAACATTTCCTCTGGGCTGTTGGTTGTCTGACGAAAACGTGCATCACCAATAGGTATGGGACCGCTCACATCATCACGACTTAATGTAGTTTCCCCTGTTTCTTTATCAACAAAAACAGAGTATTGCCATATAGGAGTATATTCCTGCTTTTCCTCCTGCTTCGTGGCTTTCTGTTGTTGAGGTTCTGAAAACTGCACATTGCCGTCATTTACTTCTGACAAATCAGACAAAGACAAAGGTGGTTGTGATTGTGCATCGGTTGCATATTCTGCCAAGCGTTCAGCATCTTCCTTGCTCCGCATCATGAAGCCTTGCTTTTCCTTGTCCCACCAGCCTTTCAGTTGTTTGGCAAACATTGTGGTGTGCTTCCGAACAGTATCTCTTAATTTATTATTGAACTTCACAAGGTGCATATCCAACACCTTACCCCTTTTGGTGGTATATTGTGCCTGAGTAATGGTGTATGCAGCATCAGTCGGTGTTGTCGTTTCTTCATTGGAATTGTTTTGTTCCAATTTCCGCTGTTCAGTAAAGAGGTCGTTTATTTCGGAAATAATGCGGGCTTCCTCAAATATATCACTCTGACCATGTGCGGCTTCTTGTTCCTTGTGCAGTTCTTCAATGCGTGATTTGATTTCAGAAAGTCTGTCGACTTGTGTACTTGAACTCTGTTCCTCAACACTTTTGACTGATTTGTATTCAGCAAACGCTTTAGTCTTACGGTGGCTACTATCTATCCACTTCTTGAAATCCTCCAAGTTTACGGCAGTTACCACTGTCTTGTGATTATTTGCCCAGTCGCTGTCATAATTCGCGAAGTAAGCTGCCTCGGCATCGTCAGTCTCATTGAAACCAAGCATTACCTTATGCTCATCAAAGCTGCCATCCTCATTATACTGGTCCACCACGAACACCCTGCGTCCGTTCCACCCGTCAATATCGTCAGAGAGGAACACGTCTATGTGGTCTCCATCCACGCCCTCCGTGCCACGAATATAGCCGTAGGTGTTCTGCATGATCGTTTCCCACTTGTTGCCCTCTGTGTCTATTCCACTACGAACGGATCCTTTCGGGTTCTCAATGGTGATATTGAATGTACCAACCTGCACATGACCTTTCTTATAATTGCCTGCTTCTTTCTGTTTCTCCGTAGGAGTAGTATCGGTTTCTTTCTCTGCCACTGCAACAGCATTGGCTAAAGACAAAGATGCATCAATATAATTAAGAACATCCAATAAATCTCCGAATGTTTGACCGTCATACTCATAAGCGCTACCTATATAATTACCTTTCGTATCAGGTGCATCAACTTTTATAACTTTATGAGTACCATCAACAATAATTGTCTGTTTATAAGTATCGCCATACTTTCCGCTTTCAATCCAATCATCTTCTTGAACTTCAATACGTCTTGCTATTTTTGCACTAAGTTGATTGTCAGTATCATCAGAAAACAGCATTTCTTCTTGTGATAAAGAAGATTCTATTTCGCTTTGTCCACCAATGCTTTCAGTTCTTCCTGTATCATCAGTTGTCCCATTTCTGTTCTCAACTCGTTCTCTTGGCGCAAGAGTTCCATTGCTTCCTTGCTGCCCTCGTTGGCTTGTTGCAGTATCGCCAACCAATACATTGCTTCGTTGTTGTCCATTGTAATCTAAATTAAATGTTTCTTTAATAGCCTGTACGAGCGTCCGAGGGGTATTGTCCGGTTGTTCGAACAGAGTTTCTTCCTGTGTACCTTGTATAAGGTCATAAATCTTGCCGAATGTATTTTGAATGAAGCTTTGGCTTTCACCTTTATACATTGCGGCCAAATGCAGGACAAAGTTACTGAAATTATCAGCAGGGAGATAACTTTCCCCAGTGACATCATCCATTTGATACTGGCGTTTCCAACTTTCTACGGCAGTACGTGCTTCCTTGAAGTTCTTTGCCTCTGCAAACATTTTATCTTGGGACAAAGCATAGTAAGCACGAACGGAATTCTGTATCTCATCTACCATTCGTTCACTGTTCGGACTATCATAATCACGAAAAGCAGTGGCAAGAATAGCTTTTTGTGCTTTTACCGGTAATACGTTGAACATTTCCTCCAACCGTGTACTACCGTCCTTGAATATGCTTTGATACATGATACCACGCAAATCATTCTTGGATTCGGGAGTCAAGTTACCCTTGCTGTCAAACGCACTCTTGTATTGTGTGGGAGTAATGAAACCTCTTTGGCTCATCCATTTCAAAACATTAGCACCATTGGAATCCACAAGTCCGGCAAATGACATTTCATCATCCGAAGTCCTAAGCAGCAAGTTGGCAAACGAACGCATTTCGGCTCCCATGCGCTGCAAGGCGTTTTTAGGTTTGATGCGTTCAACACCTCCACTTTCTGTGTCCTGTGCCACATACTGGCCAAGACGGATAGCCTCTGCATCGTCCACATCAACCATGTTCACAAGGACAGGATGCTCCATAGCCTCAATGTCTTCTGCTTGTAATCCAAATTCTTCCGCATGGTCTTTCAGATACTGCTTGTAAAGAGCCGCCTGTTCCGGATGGTTCTCCCACATGATACGAAGTGCGTCACTTCGGTTATTGCCCTGTATGGCTTCGCCCCGTGCGTTCACGGTAGGTGCGCCTGTATAGGCGGTAACAGAAGATGTGATTTCTTCGGGGCGTATGTTTCCGGCAATCTTTCGTGCAGACAATACACTTGCCTCGTCATTCCGTTCTTTTGGCTGCGCTTCGTCAATAAAGTGCAGAGGGTTGCGCACGCCTTGAATATGGCTCGGTTGCAACAAGTTTACATCAATCACGGCTACACGACCACCTACAATGGCATCATCACTGAATTTTACGGATACCTCCTTTCCCTGCAATGCCTGTACAGGCTCTTGTCTGTCTATCTTATGACCGTTCATGCGTCTGTAACCTCTTGCCCGTGCATCCTGCGGCTTGTCGTCCACCATGTCCGGCACTCCGTTCAGGGCTTCACGCTCGATGCGTTCCGCTTCCTCACGTTCGGCACGTAACTTTTCTTCTTCTGCCTTTCGCAATGCGGCTGCTTCATCGGCAATACGTCTGCGTTCATCATCCGCTTCCATTTTTCTGCGTTTGGCGGTACCGGCTATCTTCTGCCAAACGAGCAATTCCTGTTTGGCTGCATCAATCGCCGCTTTGCGTTCTTTCTCGGAAGCAATCTTTTCGGCAATGGAGTTGCCACCTTTCGATTTGGCTTTCTCCAACTTCTTCAAGGCTTCTTCCTTGTCGGCAACCATTCCATCGACTACGGTCTGTGCCATATCCTCATCACCCTCAGTCTGCTCCACAATGGCATCCCAAGCTGTGTCGCTGTCGGCCTGCTCATATAGTGGATTTCCCTGCTCATCCTTTGGTATTCTCTGCATGGCAGGAATATTTTGAGGGGCATTGTTATCATTTTCGGGAATATTTTCCGCACCATTGTTGCTCTCATTCTCGACAGGGCGTTCAAACGCTACTCCGTTATGCTCCAACAACATATTGTCAAGTTCATCACGGGTAAACAGGTTCACACGCTTGCCGTTGATAGGGGCTTCGGTAAATACCTCATACTTGCCGTCCGCATCAGCATCTGCTGTGATATTGCCACGGACGGTAACGCCGTTCTCATCGGTAAGCGAAACAATGTCATTGAGGGCGTATTGTGGTCTTTCAGCCTCTTGCATCTCCTGTTTCCGTTCGGCATTCTCAATGGTTCTCTGCTGCTCGAACTGCGCCACACGTGCCAAATTTGCCGCATCAGCCTGTTGCTGTATGGTTTCTTTTGCCAACGGGAAGATGTTCACGCCGTCCGAAACGTTAACTGTGCCGTCCCCATTATCCACAATACCGTCCTCGTTGGCTATAATCTGTACTTGCATCTGTGAACCATCCTGTCCGGTAATAGTATAGGCATCACCCGGATTGAATGTAACCTTACCGTCTATCTTATCAGCCGCTTCACGTGCGAACTGCTCCACAATGGCTTGTTCTGCCAATTCTTTTTGCTCGTTAGGGTCTTGCGATTCATCAAGAGACAATACTGCATCAGGTGATACTTGTTCAAGTGCGCCGGTTTCCGAATCGCGAATGATGATGCTGTTGTCCGAATCAGTTACGCTCACACCGCTACCATCGTCATATGGTACAAGCTTGCCACTGATTACATACACCTTCCGCTCATCCTGCTTCATCGTTGCCCCCTGTATCATGCCGGTATTACGGTTCACACGTGCATCTATCATTGAGTTGCTCTGCTCGATACGACCGTCTATATCATCACGTACACGTTGTATCATGCCGTTATACACCTGCTTGGCATTAATATAATCGATTACGGAAACCTTATCTTCATCATTCCATTGTTCGTTGCCATTCACAAACTCTAATGCGGCAATCGGATTTTCTTCAATCATTGCAAACATGCTCTCATCCACGAGGTCTGCAACCCTTGCACGCTGATACTCATACATGTTCTTTGCATCGTTCATCTCCTGCGAAGAAATGATATTATACCCGTCGAGATAACTGTCATTTGCTTGTTGTACACTTTCGTTTCGGTTGCCGCCACGTGATTGAGCCATAGAAGCAAGGTTAAATCCTCGCAAATTCAACGAGCGTTCCATATAATCCAGAACGGCAGCTTTCTCATTGATGGTAAAATCTTTATCACCGGCAATAAGTTCCGCAACTTCACCGATATTCTCATTGGTAGTAAGGTCAAGCGTCTCCTTTAATGGCTCCCATACCTCTTTGCCGAGTAATTCATTCACTTTTGCGTCCGCTTTATTTACACCATGCTTCATGGAAGTATAATTTGCAGCAGACAAAGTATGTTTTCCTGCGCCCATCAATCCCATAGAGAGTGCCATGCCTCCCCAAATGTCACCATGAAATTGGCCACTGGCAAACAAATTGGTACGTGTACCGTCCGGATTCTGTTGATAGGCATCATCAAGATTGAGCATGGTGCGCCACAGTTGTCCATAGTATTCTTCCGAAACCTCACCGACATAATCACTCATACCCATTTTGTTGAACATCTGATGAGTTTGTCCCATGATACCGTTCAACGCACTTGCGTCAGCCTTTGAAAGCACTGTACCGATACGTTTTGCACCTACAACTTTGGCGAGTTTGCTCATATTCCCAAGAGTAAAGACCGGATCAAGATGTGCACCGAACATTTCCGAATAATTCTCAATGATGGCATTGGCTTCACTTTGCCAAATGGCATCCCCCCAAGTCTTGTCGTTGGAAAAATCATAGTTGCCGTTCTCATCAACAACCACATCACCCAGTTTACGGTCAATAATGTCAGCAGTAGTTTTCCCTGCCTGTACTGTATTGGCCATAAGTGGAGCGCGTACAAGCAAATCATCTGCAGTTGTACCGAGTGCTTTGATGGTCCAGTCGGTTGCATACCGTCCCAAACCTTTGGCTCCATTTTCTTTGATATAGGACTTGAAACCCTGCTGAGCCATTTTTTCAGCCGTTTCTTTGCTTATAACCTTTGTTGCAAGTCTGGTACTTCCTTTGGAGAAAGAGGACAATCCGTTAAATCCTCCACCTGTCAATACGAAATCCAGCATGAAGGACGGCATATAGCCTGTCATTACACCTGCTCTGTTCCAAAAATCTGCATTTCCGCTGTATCTTTCCTCTGCTTGTTGCTTCTCATGGATTGCGCCCATCATTGCATCATGCGCTTCACGTTCACCCTCTGTGGCATTTTCTTTTTTCAGTTCATCGGCATTCATCATCGTAAATGCGTCACGCATATCACCCATACCGAAATCCCACGTGCGCACATCACCCATAGTGCGACCGAAACCACGCCAAAAACCTACATCTACACCGTTTTCACGGTCTTTCTGTTCTTCAAGGTTCTTAATCAGTTCCTCTGTTTCACGAATGGCTACGGATAACGCACGGTTTTCCTTGTCAGATTGTTGGCGGGGCGTATAAGTGGCAGCTCCCAGTATGGCAGCGAGAGGGGCTTTGTTGTTTTCTGTCTCTTCTGCCCATTCCTTGTGTACTTCTGATGCTCTTTCCTCTTGCTTGGCTTTCAACTCCTGCAACCGGAGGTTTGCCTTGCGCAACTGTCCGCCTATGGACATATCGGCAGCTTGGCGGTACTGAAAGCTTTCCATGTCAGCCAATGACTTGCTGTAATAACGATTTCCGGCAGGAGTGAGGAACGTTTTCTCCAACTTCCCACTTTCAGGATTGAATATCATCTTTCCCTCTTTGGTCTGCAAGCCGGGATTTATCCCATATTCCTGCATATTGTCTATGCGTTCGTTGAATGTTTGTGTATGGGATTTCACATCGTTCATAATACGGTCGGTTTCGGTCAACATCGCTACTTTCTCCTTTTCTGTAGGTTGCCATGTCTGTTCATTAGCAGGTGAAATGGGTTCTTCAACCGTTCCGGAAGCACTGTTTCCCGATTGTTGCGATGAGGTTCGTTCCTTTCCAAACCCTATATTGCTTTCAAATTCTTCAAACGGCTCCATATCATAACCATCTTTTACAAGAGCGTCGTAAGCCGCTTTACGTTTGGTTGAATCTAACAGGTTCTTGCGAAAATCTTCTTCGCTCTCCATGTCGTAACCATCAGAAACAAACGTATCATACAGTTTTTTTATCTTATCCTTTTCTTCAGGCATAGTATTTTATTTATGATGTTGGACTTTTCTTTTTATTATCGGCCGTTGGACTTTTTTTCTGTGGCTTAGAAGAATGTCCTTTACCGGGCTTTGTCGTTTCAGATGTCTTGACGGTTTTCCCTCTTCCACTTTTGACCTCGGTGGTCGAAGCCTGAGTTTCTTCGTTCCATGTTCCATTGTCTATGGCGTTCTGACGCATGGCTTCATACGAGTGTGCAAAATGCTTGTTACCATCGCTGTCATACCACGGATATTCTCCGGCCTTTCCACTGCCACCACCTCGGTTGTAATATTCTGCTCTGGCATTGGATGCGGAAGCGGAAGCCTTTGAAGCACCAGCTTTAGCCTTTTCGGTTTCAAGCCTTGCCTTTTCAAGTTCTTCTGCATATTTTGCTTCAATTCCTTTGCGTTTGGCTTCAGCTTCGGATGCGGATATTTTATTGCCTTGCAGTTGGAGATTCAATTCAAACATCTGCCTGTCGCGTTCCTCTTTGGCATCGTTCCGTATGCGGTTATAATCGTCAAGACCAAGCTGCCTTTGCCACTTACGTTCACGGTCATCCCTTTCTTCATCAGCGATTCTTGCCCTCATCAGCCCCTCATAATATTCTTTCTCCTTGCCTTCACGTTCTTTCATCAGCTTGTCATATCTCACTTTGGTACGTTCTGACATGGTATTCTTACCGGTATACATATTTGGAGCGTACTGCGTGGTGAAGAACAAGTTCGAGAGTGCCGATATACCATCACCAATGGCTGCGAATATCTGTTCACGTTTCTGCTTCTTCTTTTCTTTAGCAAGTTCCTCGTCCGTTGGCGGTTTATAGGGATTGAGTTTTTTGTACAATTCAGCGTATGAGAGACTGCCACCGTTCACATCGGCTTGTTTGGCCGGAGGTGCAGCGACCGTTTCAGATTGGGAGCCGGTAACGGCAGGAGCCGCAGCTGCTTGTTGTTCCGTCCATTTCTGTGTACCCTTTGCCGGGGATGATACGGAAGGAGCGTCTTGCTGCTGTTCGTGCCATTCCTTAGAGCATTTGGGCGGAGGCGTACCACCTCCGTTTCCTAAAATATCATCCATTGTTGCCATATTGAAATAGTTTAGAAAGGCATTTGACTTACCGCGTTAGTTACTCCTTGTACAGCTCCCGATATGGCATTGGCCTTGCCTTGCTCAATGGCGTTAAGCTGTTCCACTAAAGCATTGTCGTTTTGCATATAAGTGGCTTCGATATTGTCCTTACGTGCTTCTGCATCAGCGGCAATCTGTGATGTTGCATCGGCAAGAGCCTTGTTGTTCGCTTCTTTGGCCGCTGCCACACTTTCATCAGTACCGCCCATGACGGCTGCACTACCGGCAGCGGCTTTGTTACGTTGTTTTATACTCTCTTCAGTTTGCGTAAGGATGCGTTGTGCATCAGCCCGCTGAGTGGCATCCTCGTTGTACCGCCTGTCGTACCAGTCCTGATTCTTTTGCCGTTGAGCCTCAACATTACGTTTTGCTTTCTTCATGGCCTTGGATGCCTTGATCCCACCGAAAATGCTGCCTGCAGCACCTATGGCACTTCCTATTAAACCCATAAGACTTTATTTGATTATTAAAAGTTATACCTTGCGTGCGAAAGTAAGCCGTTATCTTCGCATCATCATTTTATCTTTTTACATACAAATCATTATGGCAATAGGAAAAAAGACCGGAGGGCGGCAAAAAGGTACGCCCAACAAAATAACGGCACTGGCAAAAGGGATGATTGAGAAATGGCTTGAAGCGCACAACACTATACCCGAAGGAGATGTGACGCCACTAATAATGCAGGACTTCATGGAACTTGACCCCAAAGACAGGGTGAAAGTGTCGACAGAGTTCATTAAAATCATCATGCCTAAGAATATCAGCATAGACGATGGCGAGGTCAAACTCACCATTGAGGACAAGCTTGTCAAACTTGCCGGAGAAGAAGACGAGGAAGAATAATCTATTACCCTCTACTTTAGATTGTCTTCATGCCAAGGGAACCCCAACCCGAAAAGGGGATGATTTTACTGATTTGCTTTGAAGCGATGTTCGAGAGAATGTCGCTTTTTTCATGTCCGGACCGTAAAATTTCTTCGGAAGAAAAGGGTATTTCTTCGGAAGAAATAGCAATAAATGTACAATTATACCCCATTTCTTCGGATTTCTTCGGAAGATATTGCCTTAATTGTACAGGAAAGGGGTATTTCTTCGGAAAAAACACGCATAAATGTACATTCTTGTACAGATTGAATTTTTTATGCGAAAATCAGCTCAAAAGCACCTCAAAAATCTTCTGAAATGGCTGAAATGAGCTATTTTTTGACATAATTTCAGAAGATATTACATTTATTTCTTCAGAAGAAATAACCATAAATGTACAGAAAAGGGGTATTTCTTCGGAGGAAACAGCCATAAATGTACATTTCTTCGGAAGAAAAGGGCATTTCTTCGGAAGAAATAGCAATAAATGTACAATTATACCCCATTTCTTCGGAAGATATACCATAAAATAAATATATATATCTACTACTACATCTACCGCGCGTGCGTGCGCACGTGAAGAAATTTTCGATTTTAGGGCAAGAATAAAAATTGAATAAAAAAGAAAGCCTACAAAGAGAAAACTTCCTTGCAGGCTTCGGTTGTAAAAAGATAAACGGGCAGGAAAACTCCCACCCGTTACCTTTGCCGGAAAACAAATCCAGATGATATGAAAAAGATTTTCAAAGAAGCGATGCGCCGCTATCAGAATTGGCGATACCGCCGTCTTTACCGCAAACTGTTTTGGTTCTATGCCAAAATAAAAATTGATGGTGATGCAGCCGGTCAAAATGCCGCAGAGGCTTTCAAATGGCTCACTGCTATTGAGTATGCCGATTTGTTTGCTCATCGGCATAAACCGGACGTTTAGCATTTTCTTTCTTGATTTTGGCGGAGGGTGTAGGCAGCGTCATCGTCACATCAAACGAGATACGGTTGGTACTCCGTTTCGATATACATCCTCCAACCACTTTGATACCTGCCTTACCCTCAGCTTCGCTTTCCACCGCAATATCGAAATGGACATTACAACTTTTGCCGATTCCACTAACAGTGGGACTTACCAAATATCCTTTGCCTTCCGAATTGTCTATTGCTTCCTGTACGCCCTCTGCAATCTGCGTTAGCGCCTTGTTGATAAACTCTTTCAGTTCCATATTGCCGTTGCTTTGATTAAAACCCTTTCCCTTTCTGCCGCTGATACACCACCGTCTGGTCTTTGTCGAGGTTGACGATTTTGAACATCACCATCGAGCGGTTCGGAATATCGTCCGGCAGCATTGTTACGAGCCGGGCAATCACCTCGTCCACATTGTTGAAGCCTACATCGGTCAGTTCCGCCACCTTTTGCCCGTTGTGGTATGCAGCCGCATTCACCATATAGCGGTATGACAAGCGGAAATGCACATCCTCCTGTTTCTGCTCACGTACAGAAGCCTTACCGGAGAAGAAAATGAAATCAATTACTTTCTCGTTCAGTTCCCAAGCAGGGGAGAAGTCAATCTTGATATACCCTCGTGTTACGTTGTGTCCATTGCTATGGTTCATGCCAAACGCCACTTCCGAGATAGAGGCACGTACATCATTCTGAGCTACTGTTCCCCATGTATGCCGGAACGTGTAAGCCGAATACCACTCTTCCTTTGGCATTCCCATAGCCTTGCATAATTGCCTTATCCCACTGTTGACATTGGCGCAAAAACTGTCCGATGTAGTCATGCGCTGATAGAAATTGAACAAACGCTCATCATCTTTTGCCGTGTTCATGTACTTTTCAAATAGCGGCTGGATGATTGCTGGCACCCGCATTTCCATATACGCACCATCCGCACGGAACTTCTTCGTTTTGGCCCGTTGGTAATGGATAATTCCGTTCCGGTAATCCTGCTTTCTTAGATTGTACAGGTCAATCGTGTTGATTCCTGCAAGGCAAAGCACCATCATAGCAACATCACGCCCGAACTCCGTCTGTGGATATTTCATCTTACTTTCCGGCAGAGGGAATGAAAAGAACTCCCGACATGCTTCGGGGGTAATGGCAAGCTTCTCCGCACGATCAGCCGTTGGTATTTCCACTTTCACCCATGGGTTGACTTTGATACGGATTATACCGTTATCGTAATCGTTGTACTCCAACATGGCGGCTTTAAATACCTGACGCATACAGATTGGATACATTTCCTTTGCCCTATGTGTCTGTTCAAGCGACTTTATCCATTTGTTCACCTGCGTAGAGGTCAACTGAGCGAACATCACTTGGTTGGTTCCGATGAACCGTTCCAGATGTTGTAGGGCAAGCTTGTAGTTCTTGGCATTCCTTTCCTGCCCACGGTCAATCATTCTGTCGATATGCACTCTCGCATAATCCGAAAAACAAATATCGTCATTGCCGTTCGTAAGAAAATCCACCACTTCCTTGACCGTCCAATGTTCAATGTCTTTTTTGTTGAGCCGCTCGTTATATTCCACTATCCGCCCGGCACAATACTGAAGCACGTAGGGGTCTTCGATTTCTTTCGCTCTGGAAAGTTCTTTCTTCGTGACCATCTTGTCGGTCTTCATGAATTGTGTCCCCCTATGGTGGGTAACTCTGATATAAACCGGATAAAATCCATCCTTGCGTTCTTTTTGAACACACGCTTTAAATGTTGCCATATCGTTCTATGTCTTTATTATATTATTATTTAAATTTATTCCAAACAGCTTCCAATGTCTTAACTTTCTGTCATATCATCAATTACGGCTCTAAACACGCTCTAAACACCCAACGAAAAGCACAACAACATTCTCTAAACATTTGCGTTTATTACGCTCATTTTCCGTGCGGAATGAACGTACCTTTTAAAAATACAATAGGCGGTAAGCCTTTGTAAATGAAAAGCATACCGCCTATTTTATTGAGTATCAGCTATATCGTGCTATTCCTCGATTGCAGCCTGCGCCGCTCGGAAAAGCTTCTCAAAATCAGCAAGGTTAGCTATGCTTGGAAAACTTATCGCAAACACTTTTCAAGAAGCCTTGATTTTGTTGAGATTATTCCTCGACCGCGGCTTGCGCCGCTCTAAAACGCTTTTGATTTTCAGCAAATTCAAACTCATTGGAAAACTGAAAAGAAACCCGTTGAATTTTCTTGTCAAAAAAACCTATTTGCAAGCATTTTTGCAGCAACTGCGGCAGCAATCATATTATGATTATCAGTAAATTACCGAGACTGGTTCAACTTAAAAGCAAACCAAGTCTAAAACAACATGTAAAATACCACTATTATATAATAAGGTAGCATCATTGTTGGCCTTTGCGCAAAAGCTCAATGATAGCATTCTTATCCTCTAAATTATTCTTTAAGGATTCTATATACTCTTTTTGCATTTCCACTTTCTCGGTCAATTCCGCTACTCGCTCTTCTGCTTGTGCAGCCTTAGCTCGCTCTGCGGTCAGCTCAGCGATTAACTGCGCATCACCTATAAAATTGTTGGCATCACCATGAAGCGTTACGGCAGCGAGATAAGCCGAGATCTGAGGGGGCACTTCACAGAACAAAGTGAAAAAGTTAAAGTCCAGGGCATGACATAGGTCTACCAGCTTCTTACTCTCCATCGTATCTCTTTTCAATATTCTGTTGACATGCTGCTGGGAGACACCAATTCTACGTCCGAGTTCGGACTTACTGATGTCAAGTTCCAGCCGGCGTTTCTCTATTGCCTCGCCTATATGCACACTTTTTACTGCAACTTCCATGGTCTATAGTTAAATTTTAAGCTTCAATCAAAATAATATCATTCAAATATTGGCTATATAAACACTATTTTGTTATTTTGCGAGCATAAAGCTCTCATTATTTGAGTGCAAAGTTAATCATTAATCATTAAATAATCAAGATTTATGGTAGAAATTTCGGCAAAAATCCGTCCGTCGCTCATCGCTCTTAACGTAGGTGACGAAATCTCCTTCCCCATTGAGAAACTAAAAAGTGTACGAACTCAGGCATCCGAACTGGGCGCCATCATGAGTCGTCAATACACCACCAAGACCGATCGGATAAACCACATCATCAAGGTGAAACGCATATTATAGAACCAAACTATCAAAATTATGTTTTCGATACAATTTATAGACCACGAAGTCCCTTACGATGTGTTTCTGAATGACCTGGTTAACAAACTAGTTCAGGCGCTAAAAGACACGCACGACGACCCTGAATTCATCAGTCAGAGAAAGGCCTACAAGCTCTTTGGAAGACGAAACGTAGATCGATGGAGACGTCAGGGAAAGGTGGTATGCTACAAGCGTCCGGGGAAGGTAGAATACAAGACCGCCGACCTTCGTATGCTGCAGAAGACCACCCAGGATTACTTTGAAAGCCCGCCTCTTTCATCCATTACCAGTATTAAAAAGACGGTAAAGCATACAAAATAAGAACTAAACAGCATCAACAAAGAGGGAAAAGGTTATCAATGCAATCAAACTGAACTATACATAAACCTTTTTTGTTCCATCAGTATAGTTGTAGTCTTACGGAACATAGAAATAGATTAGTAGGTACAAGAGACTGCCAAAAGACATGAGAAAGTAAGAGAAATAGCCATGAAATTCTATCATCTGATTGCCATGTTGTAGGTATTCTCCTCGTTTTTTAAGAAAAATGAATGAGACAAAGCCATCAGTAGACCCTCATGGTGTCTATACCGTCAAAAGGACTTGTGCTGCCTTGGAGGTCAGCTACAAAACGCTCCGTAAATACCGGATGAACGGCCACATACAGCCCATCAATCCGGACAATCCCCATCGTCTGAAATACACTGGGCAATCCATTCTGGACTGCTGGTTCAAACTCCGCATGCTATGATTAGCGAAGGCACACTTGATAAAGTCAGGGAATTGCCCATCGAGTCCATTGTAGAGCCGTACGTGAAGCTATCGCGTGACGGCAGACTCAACATGAAAGGGCTATGTCCGTTCCATTCGGAGAAAACCCCTTCATTCTCGTTGAATCTGTCCAAGAACCTGTACCACTGCTTCGGCTGCAACCGGGGAGGCGATGGCATCCGGTTTATCATGGAGAAAGAAAACCTCTCCTTCACCGATGCGGTGCATTTTCTGGCCAAGCAGCACGGAATCCCGGTAGATTATGAAAAGGAAGAGGAACAAAGCGGGGAAGCCGTAGCCGAACAGAAACACAAGGAATCCCTTCTGGCTACACTGGATATACTCCAGACCTTCTTTGTGGACAGCCTTCGTCTGGCAACTACGGAGGATTCACGGAATGCCCGGTGTTATGCCTACAACCGCTGGCCGGAAGACTTTTGCTCAGAGGCCGGATTAGGATATGCCCCGAAAGACAGCAACGCCTTCCGCGATTTCTGTCAGCAGAAAGGATTGAAAGAGGAACTGCTGTTTGAACTGGGCATGCTCAAACGGAAGGAGGACGGCACCAGTTACTCCATGTTCCGCGAACGGATCATGATTCCGATACGGAACCGGTGGGGACGCATCATTGCCTATACGGCCCGTTACATCGGTGCCAATCCGAATGCCCCCAAGTACATCAATTCCGCCACCAGCGTGCTCTACACCAAGGGAGAAACCCTGTTTGGCATCGACCGCGCCTTTCGATTGAGGGATGCAGAGAATTTCATCATCGTGGAAGGCGCTCCTGATGCGTTGCGCTTGCAATCCATCGGTCTGGAGAACACGGTGGCCTCTTTGGGTACCAGCTGGAACGAGAACCAGCTGAACCTGCTCAAGCGCTACAAGTCCTCCCTCTGTTTCATTCCTGACTCTGATGTGGCTCCGGAAGGCCAATATGGTCCCGGATTCAAGGCTGTGATGGAATGCGGCACACTGGCCATCCGAAAAGGATTCCATGCCACAGTCAAGGAATTGCCCTTCGGTACCCGGGAACTGACGGAAGAAGAACTGCAGGAAAAGTACGAAGGGGCTATTCCAAAAGATGCTCAACGGGAAGTGCTTGTCAAGAATGATGCAGACAGCTACATTCTGAGCGAAGAAATCTACCGCAACCTGAGGGAAAAGCATTTTATCGTCTGGCTGGCAGAGAAGCAGTTTGCCACGGCCAGTTCACTGCTCAGGGAAATCAATTGCGTCAATCAGATTGCGGACTTGTTGCGTTATGTAAAGGACCAGTTCGTATATGAGCAGTGCATCGAGCAGCTGAGTAAGATTTACGGCAAAGCCCGCCTGTGGAAGGATGCCGTGACACAGGCCCGCAACCAGGCCAAGAGGGCCAAGCAGCCGACCATGATGGACAAACAGCAGGAAGAGACCGATGCACTCCGGCAGCTCAACCTGTTTGTCCGCAACAACTGCTACTATTGCCTGGGCAAGGATGATGAAGACCCCATCCGCCTTTCCAACTTTCGGATGGAACCCCTGTTCCACATCCATGACGAATGCAACGGTGTCCGCCTGTTCCGGCTGTTCAATTCCTTTCGGGACAGCTGCATCATCGAGTTGAAAGAATCCGAAATGTGCTCCATCTCCAACTTCCAGCAGAAGATAGGTTCGGTCGGCAATTACGTATGGCTGGGCAAGATAGACAAACTCAACAACGTCAAGGAGTTCCTGTATGCCCGCACCCAGACGGCCGAGCGAATCCGCAAGCTCGGATGGAACGAGAGCAAGGAGTTCTTTGCGTTCGGCAACGGCATCTTTCAGCACGGTGTCTTTCATGAAGCCGACGAAATGGGCATCATCCAGGATGACAGCCACCATGCCTATTACATTCCCGCCACTTCTAAAATCTACCGGGACAATGCGGAAATCTACCAATTTGAACGACTGATGGTGCACCGAAAGAGCAACGGCGTGCTTCTCCGCTCTTTCGTGGAAAAGCTGACGGAAGTCTTTGGCAACAATTCCCGCATCGCTTTCGGCTACCTAATTGCCACCCTCTTCCGGGACGTGGTCTATAAACGCACCCGGCATTTCCCCATCCTGAACCTGTTCGGTGAGAAAGGTACCGGTAAGACCACGCTGGCCACCAGCCTGCAGGCCTTCTTCCTCCATGACGTGGAACCGCCCAACATGGGTGTGGCCTCCGTTCCGGCCATGAACGACCGGGTATCGCAGGCGGTCAACACCCTGGTTGTTTTTGACGAATACAAGAACGACCTCGATGTGCGCAAGATTGCTTTCCTCAAAGGTCTTTGGGGCGGTGGCGGCCAGACCAAGAAGAACACCAACACGGACGGCATGGCCTCTCAGACCATCGTCAGCACGGGAGTCGTCATCTGCGGGCAGGAAAAGCCGACGCAGGATATGGCGCTCTATACCCGTGTTCTTTTCCTGGCTTACACCAAGACCTCGTTCAGCGTCCTGGAGAAAAAGCATTACGAGGAACTGCAGTCCATCTGCAACCTGGGCCTGACCCACTTGACCCTCGACATTCTGAAACATCGGGAGCTGTTTGAGAAGAACTTTCCCGACATGTATTCCCTCACCAAGCGGGAACTTGCCATCCAGATGGAACAGGAAGGCATCCATGACCGTATCTTCGGAAACTGGATTATTCCGTTGGCCACACTGCGCACGCTGGAATCCGCCTTGCATCTTCCCTTTAGTTACGCCCAGATGCTGGAAACCACGGTCAACGGCATGCGCAACCAGAACGAACTGGCCCAGGAAAGTTCCGAAGTGGCCGACTTCTGGAACATGCTCCAGGGCTGGCAGTCCATCGGAAAGTGTACAGAAAAAGTACACTTCAACATCCGCTATCTCAAGAAGTTCCGTCCGATGAATGTCAAGGAAGATATGGAGTTCATGGAAGCCCGTCCGATACTCTACCTGAACATGGCAGCCATCTCTTCGCTGTTCAGCAGCCGGAACTCCACCCAGAACATCACGGCCAACCGTTCGTCCTGGTCCACCGTTCTGTCATACCTCAAATCCCATCCGGCCTTTCTGGGCACCAAGCAGGACCGCTTCTACATCCTGCTGCCCAGTGGTAACCCGGATTGCGTGACGGTTGTGAAAGACGGAAAGGTTATCCAGAGTCCGAAGGTGAACCGCCCCAAAGCGCTTTGCTTCGACTACCTGCAACTCAAGGAGATGTTCGGACTGGATCTGGAAACGGAAGTGATTACGGAAAACAGTGAAGATGATTCCGAGATATAAGATAACTGATAGGATTAACCCCCATGATATAAAGACCGTTTTATTTCGAAGATTCAGGGAATAGAATTATCTTTGTATCTTGGGCCTCAATGATAGGACCATGCAATATATATATCTGTAAACAAGTTACCGAACCTCATGAGAGAAGACCAATTTATCAAGCTCTCCCAAGCTGGAGAGAATGTTCAAATAGAATACAAGACATGCTATGAACAGATTTCTGATTCATTGTATGAAACCGTCTGCTCCTTTCTGAACCATAGTGGTGGCCACATTCTGGTGGGAGTCAAGGATAATGGTGAGATTGCCGGAGTAAATCCAGACAAGGCTACCACCCTGCAGGGGAATATCATTACCGCCATCAAGAATCCGGATTTGTTCTTGCCCTGTCCCTACTTCACACCGCAAATACTGACCGTTGAGGGGAAGGTGGTCCTGTATCTGGACATTCCTTGCGGACAATACGTTTACCGCTACAAGGGGAAATACTGGGACCGCAATGGAGATGCAGACATTGATGTGACCGACCAGCCGGAATTGCTGCTTTCGCTCTTTGAACGAAAGAATCCGCATCTTTTTGAAGAAAGGATTGTAGAAGAACTGACACTGGAAGATCTGGACAGTGATACTTTCCAGTATTGCCGTAATATCCTGGCAGTCATCAAGCCGAACCATCCCTGGCTGCAGCTGACAGATGAAGATATACTGCTTCATACCCGTCTGGCCAAGAAAGAAAGGGAAACCGGAAAACTGAAGTTGAAGTATGCTGCACTCATTCTGTTTGGCAAGGAAGAAGCCATTGAAGAGTATATGCCCCGTTACCGCTTCGAGGCGCTGTTTCACATGTGTACCTACGAGGAATACAATGACATCAAGCGTTTCCCCAGTCGGTACGACGATCGCATCACCATGCGCTGTAACCTGATCAAGGTCTATGACCGACTGACGCAGTTTACGGAACGCTACCTGCCGAACAAGTTCTACTTGCCAGAAGGGACTACCCAACGGGAAGACCTGCGCTGGGACCTCTTCCGTGAAATTGTGGCCAACCTTTGCGTACACAGTGATTTCAGTACAGGTTATGCCTGCTTCTATCATGTGTTCAAAGACCGGGTAATCACGAAGAACCCCACTCGTCTGCTTCCGGAGATTCCCGAAGGCGAACTCACACTGCAGGAATTGAGCAACTACACCAAGAATCCGCTGCTGGTGCGCGTGTTCCATGAGTTGTCCTGGGTGGAAGATATGGGCTCCGGTACCCGTAATATCTTGCGCTATGCCCCCTTGTACTATCCCGACTACAAAGTGGAAATCGTCAACGGCTCGCAGTTCATCTTTTCCATTACCTATATGGAAATGTCCCAAGAAACCGTGGAAAATGTCCCAAGAAATGAGAAAATGTCCCAAGAAACTGCGGAAAATGTCCCAAGAAACGGACAAATGTCCCAAGAAACCATTTCCACTAACGATGAAGACGATTTGAATATTTCTCTTGAAAAGCCGACAGACAAGAAAGAAAATTCTAAAAAGAATAAGCGCCATCAAGCGATAGTCTCGTTGATCAGGAAGAATTCGAGGATTACAATGGAGGAAATGGCAGACAAGTTAGGTGTCAATGCGCGTACCATTCATCGCGACATCGAAGAATTGAAACATGTTGTAGAGCATATTGGTCCGACCAAAGCCGGCTACTGGAAGCTGTTGAAATAAAGTAGTGCAAATGCCCATGTAAGAAAAAACCATAAAAGAGAGCCGTTTTCTGACTCGCTTTTATGGTTATCCTTTGCAAACAGCCATTAATCCTCCAGTTTGCTCACCAGCTTCACAAATTCTTTGGCAGGTTTGAATGCCGGGATGTTGTGAGCCGGCACAATCACGGTGGTATTCTTGGAGATGTTACGCGCCGTCTTTTCCGCACGCTGCTTCACAATAAAACTGCCGAAGCCACGTAGATAAACATTCTCTCCCTTTTCCAGCGATTCCTTCACTTCCACCATCAAACTCTCCACTACTGCCAGTACGGTTTGGGCATCACATCCGGTCTTTGCGGATATACTCTTACATAATTCTGCTTTCGTCATTTCTAGATTCTTTAAAAACGCACAAAGATACGCAATGTACTTCAAACAAACATCAAACAACCCCGTTTTTTGCTTGTAAATCAGCACGAAAAGCACTACCTTTGCATCGTTTTTAGAATACATCTTCAATATGGACATTAGTTTGATTGGCACACATGCAGATGCCGTATGGAACGTACTGCATGAAAAAGGTGGAATGGATTTGACTCAACTAAAACAAGAATCCTTTCTAACAGACAAGTAAATTACTTCTGTAATTTGCACCTTATATATAAATTCTGCTTAGCTTAGTTTAGTTTTTTTAGTCAAAAATAAAAAAGGGTATCGACATAAGTTCAATACCCTTTTATTTTTATCAGCTCATAGTATAGCAAATAATAAATGAAACTGACTTAGCATCCCTATAGAAGGCTCACTCGCTCGGTAATGGCTGCATCGTCCAATGTGTAACCTCCGAGACTGTTTTCTTTGGCTTGAATACAGAGATATAGCATTGGTGCATCTGAGGTACATTTCAAGCAACGGTCACAGTGTGTTGAAACACGAACCACCGAACCTTCGGAAATATCAAAAACAGAATCATTTACCTGAAACTTCCCTGAACCGGAAAGAATAATATAGTTCTCTTCGTTATTCTCATGGGTATGGAAGAACGGAACAGATTCTCCTGAAGGGAGAGAGCCAAATGAGATTTCACAGGAATTGGCCTCAGTTGCTTCTTTTACAAATTGTTTCCCTTCAAAGTGCTGCAGATTCCCAACAGAAACATGGGCGAATTTATCGCCGGCATTAATTTTAATAGACTCATAATTGCGATAATTTAAATTAAACAGTATCTTTGCATTTGATAATAACTATCTTTTTGATAGTGCAAAGTTAATATGTAAATACATATAAAACAAGAGGTTACTTAATTGTAAGCTGGTTACTTTTTGAATAGTTTTTTTGAGTATGAGCAAGATAGAGTTAAAAGAAAATCTAAAAAAATATTCGAACTTGGATGAATGTCCAATAAGAAATATCATATCACGATTTTCAGGAAAATGGCCTGTAATTATATTATGTATTCTGTCTGAAAACGAGTGTACGCGTTTCAATCAGATTCAGAAAGCTATTCCTGACATTTCCCCCAAAGTATTATCTGATACCCTAAAAAATCTTGAAACAGATGGTATAATCAAACGAATTGTTTATGGAGAAGTACCCCCAAGGGTTGAATATTCATTGACTAAACTTGGCCTAAGCCTAATGCCATACATTAACAACTCTTGAGTTCAACTTATAAATGCAACTTTTTGGGTGCGGATAATAAGCAATAAA